TGGGGTTGTTAGTCAGGCGAGGACGTTCGGGCGGACGTTGGCTGTGACCGTGAAGGTGCTCAGGTCGACGCCGGACAGGTCATCGACGGCCGCCAGCGGTCCCGTGCCGGGCCGGACGGAACGCAGCACCGTCCCGCCATGGGCTATGAGCAGCCCCTGGCAGAGCTGCGCCAGATCGTGAACCTCATCGGCATCCACGTGCCACACCGTGTACCGCAGAGTGCAGCGCACGTTCGCCATCGAGGAGTGCGGGGTACTGCCATCCAGGCGGCACACCACATACGGCAGATGCGGCGTCTCAGGCGACCGCTCAGTCGGCACCCGGGTGCCAACCATCACGCCCGCCGCATACGGTTCGCCGCGGCCCGCCAGAGCGTCCCGCAGCACCCCGGCACCGGCAGCCTGCACATCGGGGAAGACGACCAGCGGCTTCACCGCTGCCACGCCCTCACTTCGAGGCCCGAGCCGCTCGCGGCGCGGGTGAGGATGCCGTCACGGGCCTGCCAGGACATGCCCCGCACGTCCGCGATGACGACGGCCGAAGCGGCACGGTCGGTGGTGTAGTCATCGACGATGACCCGCACCCCTCCAGGGACACCGGCCCGTACCCGTGCCCCGACCTGCGTCGCCACCGTCGATACGGCGCTCCTCACCGGGGCGGACTTCAGCACTTCCCGCACCCCTGCCCTGTCCAGCTCGAAACGCTCCAGCACGGCGCACCTCCTAGCCTGTTGCTCGCTGCATCACGAACTCGATGTGGTGTGTATCGCCGTGCTGGAACCCGAGGTAGCGGCCGACCTCGCCGACCACCTCGAGCGTCATTCCGTCCCACTCGATGCGGTCCCGGGACGTCACGTCGCCGTCCGTGCCCGGGGCGGAGATGACCCGCCAGCCGGTGAGCGCCGAAGCACGGGAGACCTCGACGTCCTCGGCCTGCGAGGCGGGCTGCACGCTGACCGGCGTGATGACCTTACGGTCGACCGCTCCCGGCGCCCAGTCCGGCACTTCGTTGCCGCCGCGGTCCGTTCGGACGCCGGCCCGGACTCGGATGATGCTCTGGTGGAACACCACGCACCACCGCCTTTCACCACGCCGGCCAGAACGTGGTTCCCGGATCGGGCGTCCACGGCGGGCAGTTGTCCCGCAACGGCACGGAATAGGCGGCGTCGCCACTGGAGCCGTCGGTTCCCGCCGTGAGTGCCTCGAGTTCGGCATCGGTCAGGAACAGGCCGCCTGCCTCGCCGAGGGTTTCGGAGTACTGGCCGACGGTGCGCTGCCGGTAGCCGCCCGGGTTCGCCATGGCCCTGCGGGCCACCGCCACACTGACCGCCCGCGCCACGTCCACGTCCGGCTGGCTGCCGGTGGGGATGCTGGTGCGGATCAGCGCGGCGATGTCCTCCAGTAGGGCCTGCACCTGTGTCGCCTGGACTTCGCCCAGGGTTACGGCGGCGCGGGCCTCGTAGTCGGCGACCGTGGCGTAGGCCGCCACCGCTCAGCCCTCCGCGGGTACGACGCCGGCCTGCTCGCAGGCGTCGATGATGTCGTCCCGGCTCATGTCCGAGTCGGTGTCCACGCCATTGGCCGCGGCGAACGCCCGCCACGCCTCCACCCCGGAGCCCTTCCCGGACCGGGCCGGAACCGCCGCCACGGCGGCGCCCTTCGGAGCGGGCGCCGGAGGGGAGGAGGGGGCAGCGGCCCCGCTCTCGGTGAGAGCAGGGTCCACTGACGCCCAGGACGGCACCTCGTCGCCCGGCCGCAGCCACGCGCGCTGAGTACCGTCCCGGCTCGTGACGTGGACGTGCACCGCGGAACGGGCCGTCACGAGATCGTCCCGATGTCCGCGGCGAACGACATGTCCGGGTTAGCGAGGATCGGCAGGCTCACCGCCGCAGCCTTCGTCCACACCGCCACCGGGTCCTTCGTGGAGTAGGCCCCGGCGACGATGCCCGGCTCCTCGCCGTCCTCCATGGAGAACTCCGGCTCCAGCGCCTCCGCCGTGGTGCCCCACAGAGTGGCGCCCATCTCCGAAGAATCCGCGTCGTTCGGGTCGCCCGCGGCGGGCAGCAGCAGCACCTTGTCCCGCGGGACGACGTACTGGCTGGCGGCGCCGACACGGACCTGAGCGTCGTACACCTCGAACGGCGGCAGGCCGTGCGCCTGGAAGATGCCCTGCAGCGTCTCCTGCGGCACCACGTTCGGGGTGCCGACGATCGTGGCGGCCAGGGAACGGATCTCCGCGTTGCGGATCAGCAGCCCCAGTGCGGCCGAGGACAGCAGCACCACACCCGGCGCGACACCGTTGCTGGCCCGGTACACCTCCACCCAAGCGATCAGGTCCGTCAGCGGGGTCGCGTTCGCGGTGTCGGTCCACGCTGTGGCCGCGTTGACCGTGTGCCCGGAGGCGCGGCCGAAGTCGACCGTGGCGACGATCCCGTTCTCCGCCAGCTCGATCTTGCCCTTGTACAGGGCCTCGCCGCGGGCGAGTTCGATACGGGCGGCCACCGCGCGGGTCATGCGCTCCGCGTCGGTGAGGATCTGCGACCGGACCCGGGTGTCCAGGCGGCGCTGACGCAGCCGGTCGTACTCCCCCATCCGAATCTTCCGCGACACGGGCGGAAGTTCACCCGTCACGCGCTGCACCCCGGGGCGGGACCCGACCGGCGACTCCGTGTCGTAGGACCGGAACGTCGCCGCCTCCGTCAGGCCCTCGGCGCCACCGCGGTCGAAACGGTACTGCAGATCGTCGATGACCCGGTTCGGCAGGTAGGCGGCCAGCCGGAACTGGTTGGCCTGCTGGTCGGCCAGCGCGGCGCGGACGTAGCCCGTGAGCTGGGCGGGGGTGATGTAGTCGTTGTTGATCAGCATGGGTTACTCACCCCTCTCAGAAGAAGCTGATGCGGCCGGCGACGTCCGCCTTGCCGCTGGAGTCGACGGACACGGGCAGGCGGGACTCGACGACCGCGCCGTGCCACAGCAGGCCGCCCTGCGGGTCGATGGTGTTCACGCTCGGTGCGTCGACCGAGGTGAACAGGAACCCCGCCAGGGTCTCGGTGCCGTCGGACGCGGCGTTGTCGTAAGGCCCGTACAGGCCCGACGCGGTGATCTTCCCGAGGGGAAGACCGGACGGGAAGTAGCCGTTGGGGTAGTGGGTTCCGGCGGTGAACGCGCTGGTGTCCAGCGTGATCGTGCGCGCCGAGCTGGTGCCGTGTGCGGACGCCAGCCAGGACTGGTCGTCCTGCCCGAAGGTCTCGGTCGTCGTGGTGAGATTCATGTCCCATCCCTTGGGAGTCAGATGCCTGTTGTCTGCTTCTTGCGCTGCGCCCACAGGTCACGGCCCGCCGCGACGGAGGTCTCCTTGTGGCTCGCCCCGCTACCGCGCGGGCCCTGATCGAAGCCGCGCCCCTTGGGCTTCGGCTTCTCCTCGGCGTCGTCCGCCTGGCCCTTGTCAGGCTTCTGCGGTGCGAGCCGCTCCACGAGCTCGGCCAGGCCGGACTCGTCGATCTCGCCGTCCTCACCGACGTACTTGGCGAGGTTCAGGTCGTCGGCCACGCCGGCGGCGTTCGGCACACGGCCAGCCGCGGCGGCGAGGAACCCCTGACGGGCCAGCTTGCCCGCCAGACGAACACGCTCCTCGGTTCGGGCCTTCGCGGAGGCTTCCTCCACGGCCTTCTCCTGGTCCGACATGGACTGCCGCTTCAGCTCGTCGCGTTCCTTCGCGGCCGTGGAGTTGTCCTTGGCCCGCTGCTCGTGCTTCCGCATCAGGGCCTTGTACTTCTCCGCCTCAGCCTTCCAGTCCGTGGAGTCGCCGGCGTCGTCCGCCTTCTCCTCCTCGGCGGGCTTGCCCTTGTCGGGCTTGCCGGCCTCCTCCGCCGTCTGACCGTCGCCGTCCTCGCCGCCGTCGGCGTAGAAGACAGCCAGCCCAGCGACCCCGCCGTAGGGGTGGGACCACGTGCCGGCCGCCGCCAGGCGGAGATTGGCAGACCTGAAGGTGTGTGCGCGCATGCGTGTATCTCCCGTGTCGGGTGGTGTGTTGAAGATCCGGCGCCGTGTCGGCGCTGGAGTCACCGGCCGGGAATGTCCCGCGGCCCGGTGAAGTTCTGTCGCCTCAGAGCCATGAGAGGCCCGAGCTCGCCGTGCTGGCGCTCGATGATGACGTCCCGATACTGCGGTGCCCGGCCCCCGCGGTCCGCCTTGCCGACACCCGCGGCGACCGCATCGTGCGCGGCCTCCAGCAGCTCCGGATCGATGACCTGCCCAGGGTCGCGGTCACCCGGAATCGGTCGAGTGTTGCAGTCACAGCCTGGATGTATGGGCATCAGCCGCTCCTTGCGGTACCGCTGCGTCGAAGCGATCACGCACAAGGCGCAGTTGTACGAGCCGCGCAGCACCCGCCGGTAGAACTGCACCCGCCCGTCCCGGGAAAGCACCTGCCGGGTCGCGTGCGTCCGCGCCAACTGCAAGTCGGTGCCGGCGATCGAGGTCAGGCGCTGCTCGCCCTCCCGAACTGCCTGCGTCATGTCCTTGCCGGCCGCCAGCGCCGTCCAGACCGTCACGAACGGCCGCCGATACACATCCGCCGGAGGCGTGCCCCGCAGACTCTCCGCCAGCTCCACACCCCGCGGAGCAGTCGCCCCGCCGAACATGTCGCCCAGCATCGCCGACAAGTAGGCGTCCGTCAGAGCGCCCATCTGCTGCTGCGCACCCACCACGATCGGCAGCGCCTGCTCCACGAACACGTCCGCATCCGCATCCCGGAAGCTGCCCCGCTGCCCGAACAGTTCACCCAGCAGCGTCAGGAGACGCTCCCGCAGTGCGACGGTCACCGTGCCGTAGCGGGCGTCCAGCGCCGCCTGGAACGCCTCGCTCACCGGTCGGCCCGCTCAGCCGCAGCACCGTTCGGCGCCGCGGCCCCGGCCGGCGGCACGCCCGGCAGGACAGTGCTCGCCAGCAGCGCCGCACCGGCAGCCTCAGAGGTGATGCGCCGCACCCGTTGCGGCGACTCCCCCAACTCCTGCGCGAGGATCCCCAACGGGTAGCCGATGCTGTGCTTCTTCGTCGCCGCGTCCGCCAGCACCGACGGATTCAGACGCCGCGGATCAGCCCAATCGACCTCGGCCTGCGAGTAGTCCCGCTCCGCACCGGCCTGAGCCGCACACAGCGCCAGCACGTCCTCCCAGCCCTCACCGAAACCGTCCTGATGCTCCCCGACCTTCGCCAGATGGTTCACATCCAGCGCGTTCACGGTGTCGGCGGAGATGTTCACCAGATCGGAAGCGAAGTAGTACGCCGGGGTATGACTGAGGACGAGCATGTCCCGCACGTCCGACTCGTGCTCCTTCAAGAAGCCGCTGAGGTCCGTCGCGTCCAACTGCCCGAACTTCGTGTTCTCGCCCTCGGACGCCCACACCGCAGACGGAGACGGCACGAACGGCTGCTCCACCAACTCCAGCCCCGTCGCCGGATCCGTCCGCTTGCGGAACTTGTGCCCCGTCACGAACTTCTGCCGAAACGCGCTGTACCTCGCCGCCGTCATGCGGTTCAGGACACCCATGTTGATGCGGTCCTGAATGTCCAGCACCCCCGCGAACTCCGGCTGCGGGTCCTCCATCAGGTCCGGGCGGCACTCGAACGGCACCACCGGCACCGCACCCAGGCCGTGCTCCTCGTAGTCGCCGTCCGGCTCCCACGACTCCGGCCCCCACGGCAGGCCCCCACCCGAGCGACGGGGCGTCACATACCGCTGCAAGCCGTCCGGCATGTAGACGATCGCCCGGCCCACCCGGTCGATGTCGTCCCACCACGCCTTCAGCGCCGCGACCCGCTCGCCCGTCGCCGGATCGTGCTCCACGATTACCTGACGCGGATGCTCCGCCGTCACCAACGGGGCAGAAAGGTCCGACCCCGGCTCAGTGCGGCTCGGATGCGGGCCCACAATCACATACGCCGCCGACTGCGCCATCGCCGTCCGATACACCAGCTTCTGCCGCGAATCCAGACGGTTGTGCTGCCACCAGCGCAGCGCATCCTCATCCGGCCGGCCCTCGCCGTCCGTCACGCCCAGCACCTTCAACCGGTGCACCGGAGCATCCGCCACCGGCCGGCAGAAGTTCGTCCGCGACTTGCGCTGGAAATCGACGAACGCCGCCACCGCATTCTTCGGCAGCGACGGCAGCGGGTGCTTCCCGCTGTAGTAGTCCCACCAGCGGTCCAGATCCTTCCGCCGATCCCGCATCCGCCGGCCCAACCGCAGCAGCCACCAGTCCGGAACCCCGGGGGTGTCATCAAGCACCACGCAACCCCCCCCGCCCTAGAACGTGAAGCCGCCCATCGGCTGCTCCTCCTCGGCAAGCCCCTTGGCCACCGCATCAAGACGCGCCTGCCACGCCAACGTCGCCGCAATCGCCGCGTCGATCTTCCGCGCACTGTCCGGGTGCTCCTTCGCGATCTGCACCCCGGTGCGGCCACGTCGACGGCGAGCATTCAGTACGTGCCGGGTCAGAATCGAAGACCCGTCATGTGTCAGCTCCCTGTCCACCACGGCCGAGTGGAACTTCTCCAACGCCCGGACGATCAGCCCAGAACGCCCGCCTGTCATCCACCACTCCACCGGATGGTCACGGGACGCCTTCACCTTCAGACCGGCGCCCCACCTGGCTTCCCAATCGGCGACGTGGCCCTCCCACTTCGCAGGGTCCGCGAAGAACGCCACCACGTTGTAGCGGTTGAGGGTCTCCTCAACCACGGCCAGCACCTCCAGGACAGGCACCCGCCAGTCATCGCCGTCAGGCCCCTCCGGCTGCTCCCACACCCCGATCGTGAAGACGTGGCCATCACTCACGCGGCAGCCCACCAGCGCCGTCGCATCCGTCACACCGCGGGCACGCGACCTCGAACCGTCGAAGCCAAGAGTGATCGCATCGCCGTCCGCCACCACCAGCGAAGCGTCCGCGCAGCCCGCCCATTCCGGCTGCGACAGCCAGCCGTCCGTCGCATGCGTGACCTGGTTGAGGTAGTACCGGCGGGCGTCCTGAGGCTCCGTATCCGGGTCCCAGTACTCCGCCAGCAGCCGCCGCAAGTTGACCCAGCCGCCGCTCCGGTCCGCCGAATCCCCGTAGGCCACTGCCAGCCCGTCGAGCAGGGAACGCTCGTCGGCAGGATCGGTCTCGGGCGGCGCCTCGCGGTGGTCGAACAGCAGGCCCTCGTCCAGCCGCAGCTTGCCTTCCTGCTGCTTCTTCCACGCGTCGAACGACCGCTCCGCGACACTCCCCTCCCCGGGGATGAACGCGTTCGGTGTCTCCACCGAGCACCCGTTCACCTTGCCCAAGTTCCGGCGGATCGTCGCCGCCAGCTTCCGCCCGCCATTCGACGGCACCCAGGACTCTGTCTGGTCCATGGCAGAGAACACCGGCCGGAAACCCTCACGCGAAGTGCCCGAACTGGTGACGTACTCGATGCAGCCTCGCGGCACGTTGACGAACGTCTCCATCGGCTCGATGTCGTAGTTCGAAAGCACCGGCCCGTTGCGGGCCATCTCCAGCAGCGGGTCCCACGTGTTCGCCGTCTGGTCCTCGCTCACCGCGACGATCTGCACCTTCGCCTTGAACCCCAGGGACGTCCACGACCGGCCCACCGGCTCGCCGTCCGAGTCCCAGCCGTCCGGCACCACATCCGCCATCGCCTCAGCCAGACAAAGCGCCGCGACCAGCGGAGATTTCCCCCACCCCTTCGGCCTCGAGAGGACGGCTCGCCTGATGCGACGCCCGTTCATCAAGGCCCGGCCGCCGATCGCCGGCCCCTCGAAGTGCGGGTTCACCGCATACAGCTGGAGGACGAACAGTGCCTGCTCGTCCGTGAACTCCAGCGGCTCCCCCGCGGCAGGCCCATCCGGGACGATCAGGTTGTCAGCGATCCACCCCAACACCTGATAGCCGAGCGATGGCAGCTCCCCCGGGTATGTCGGACCACGCCAGGGCATCACTCACCCCCGCGCCTGACCTTCACCCTCGCCCGAACCTGGGACCCGCAGAACGCGCAGCCTCGCGTAGCGCTCCTTGGCCGCGTCCACCCCCGACGAGCCCCTGCCCTCGTCAGCCTCGTCCGCCTGAGCGAACTGCATCCTGAGCCTGGCTCGGTCCTCCATGGTCGCCCCGAACTTCGCGACCCTCAGCCGCAACTCGGCAGACAGCGCAACCTCGCCCGACCACACCCGTGCGTGGATCAGAGCCGTCGTCAGCAGTTCCTCCCAGTCCGTGGTGGAGAAGTGTTCAGCCTGCGGGGAGGCGACCCACTTCGCCCACCACTCGCAGGTGCGCTCCGGCCACCGGAACTTCACCAGGCGCCCGGCGTCGTTGCGCACTTTGAAGTCCGGCAGCTCCGGCGCCTCCGCCTTCTCGAACCGCAGGATCGTCTGCGCCTGCGGGTCCTTGTTCCGACGAGCCCGCTTGGACGGGTCCTTCGGCGCCGGTCCCACGCCCGACATCAGCGCACCGCCTCTCGCGCCCGTTCCTGTGCCCGGGTGATCGCGTCAGCGACCTGCTCGTCGAAGCCCGTCAGGTCTGCCTCGACGCGCATCCGCACCGGGTAGCCGTCCGGGCCGATCAGCACCTCGTTCGCCGGGATCTCGACCGTCTCGGGGGTGACGATGACGCCGCTGGCACCAATGCGGTCAGCGAGCTGCTCCCAGTAGTCACCGAACGATGCTTCGGCGCCCAGCGCGATGCGCTGCGGCACACACTCGTCCACGACGAGGACGAACGGAGGCCGCCTGTCACCCGCGGCTTCGGGCAGTTCGAGAATCTGTAGGCGTGCCATGTGCCGTACCTCCCGTGTCGGGTGCGCTGCAGCGCACCCGTGCCGGGCCGCTACAGCAGTGAGTCGATGACGTGTTGCAGATCCCCGAGACGACTAGGCGTGTCGCCGAACGTCTCCCCGGTCACTGAGATGAACCGTCCGTCCGCGTACATCTCGACGGTGCCGCCCCCATCGAGGCTGATGCGCCGCCCGTGCGGCAGCGAGCCCAGGCCCCAGATGTGCAGGCCCCGTCGGCTGCGGCTGAGCTCGATCCAGGTAGGTCCAGCCGAGTCGATGACGCGCTGAGCCCACGAGGCCACCTCTCCCTCTGCGTCGACGCAGTGGTCCAGGTCCAGGCACACGATGCCGTCACCATCAAGGACGAACCCGAGCCCGGCACCCGCCGCACTCGAGGCCGCCGCGCGATGCGTGGACCAGGTCGCCGGGTCAGTGCTCGACGCGGGCCGCCCCGCGGTGGTGAGCGGAACCTTCCGGGCCGAGTGCCGCACCCACCGCGGACGGCGCGTCAGCTCCGACGGCACCCTGCGGCCGGCGCGGTGCGAAGCGACCCGGCAACGGCCCGAGCAGAAGCGGGCGTTGTGCGCATGCCGCGCCGACAGGTGCGCCCCGCACGGCCCGTACTCGCATCGCCTCGTCCTCATACCGTCCATCATACCCCGGCATGTAACGGCAATCCATAGCCTGACCTGCACAGATACAGAACGACACGCGAGGCGAGGCGCGCTGAACGCCCATCTCACGCAGGACGTCACCCGGAGACCGAATCAGCCCAGCACCCCGACCGCGGGCCGCCAGCAGGCCACCCGCACACCCTCACAGGCCCGAATCGATCAGACCCGTACAGAACGACAGCCACA